TGTGACCTCCTGTAGCTATCACGTGAGTGCGATATTGAGGAAATTCTTGCTTGACCTGTCGGCGGCACTGTTCGACGTCTGTGATACCAACTGGTGTACCAAAGTATAAATCGCGTCCCACACGGGTGACGTATGCTCCGTTGGTTATGTGACCCATGGGAGATCTTATCTCGTTACCCTGGGCTGCTATCCTGTCAAACACATGATCATAACTGCTGTAGAATTTTATATAGGCATCGAGATCATGCACGTCTTGGCACTCATCTAAGATATGCCGGGGTAAGTTCCAAAACTGCTGATCGTCGGTAACATTGGGCCAGGTCGGATCTTTGATGTCTGCGTAAAATCTCGGCAGATTCAATTGGTATCCTTTGTAGAATCTATCTCCAATCATTACCATATAATCTCTAGGTGTCATGGGCGGTGGCATGTATCTACCACCTATCATGGTTTTTTGGGGCAAATGCGGACGTATAACTTCTACTTCCAGTTCTGTCAATTTTTTAATGATAGCTTGATAGTCCTCTTCGGTCTCTTGCGCCATTGTCTCGAACAAGGATCTCACATGCGGCACAGTGATCCAATTATAGAATTCAGGCGGGTAAGATCTACCGACCACACACAAACGCAGTGGATCCCAATGCTGATAGACTGAAAATTTACGCATCGAAATAGGCCCTTACTTGCTCACCCGATTCAAACCATGTGTCTCGATTTGTGGGTGCAGCCTTGCCAAAAGCCTGCTCAAATCTAGAGTCAAGGTATGATTCTTGCAGTAGATTCAGGCCCCGCAGATCCTGTGATCGCCCAGATAAGATTCGTTCATAGATCATATCCGTTGTTGATTTAATCTTGGCATAAGGTTGCTTAGATAAAAATTCTCCATGCAAATCGACTAATTGATCGCAGTTATTTACACTCATACCGGTCCAATCGGCCACGCGCATAATCTGTGCTATAAACCTTGATGTGTCATAAAAAGATCCAAAGGCAAAATGCAATACCGGCAGCGAATCGTCGTACAGCATGCGGCGTTGTGCCTGCATGAAACCTGATTGTTCGGGTTTAGCAAATCCAATCTTGAAAAATTCTCGCAATATAGATCGTGGGCAATGGGGATGAGTTGCATCTAACATCAATGGTCGCACACCGTGCACCACTGCGCATTCGTCTTGTATCCATTGCGGTAATTGCAAGAAACTTTGGTGATCGGTAATATTAGGCCAGGTATCGTCCTTGACTGCCTGATAGGATCTCTGGAGATTATCTTGGAAAAAAGACGCTATTAGATTGTCCAGTGCAAGTCGGTAGTTTATGTTATTGAACTTGTGATAGGTATCTACATGAAGCAAGTTGGGATCAATCCCTAAATTACCAGCTCGTAAAAGGCTGATGCACGACAAGGGCAGTAGATCATCAGTATCCATCTGTATAGACACCACGCGCTCTGTTGCTTTGGGCATGACGGGATTTTGCATAAAGTAGTGCCCGCAGTGGAAAATTTTTGACGTGGTATATCTTTTGATATGGCTGGCTCCGTGCTCGTTGAAAGGACTGTCTCCACATGCGACTCCAGCAAGGAATTTGTTACACACGAACTCAAGGAAGTTGCCGTGTTGACCGCCCTGAAAATCTATGGCTATGATCACCAGCCGGCCTTAGCCAACATCTCGCGCATATATACTGCATCCGCACGATAGTCCTGGAAGCGCCGTTGCCAATAGTCAGCATCGATCATGCTCCAGATCATGGCTATCTGTTCAACATTGAGTCCAGCCAAAAATTCCGTACCCGAATCGCAGTTGTAGAGCACCCAGGGCGACAGTCGACCAGTGGTGATAGCATAGCATACTGTATTAGAATTACCGTATCTCAAATAGTCTCGATCAGGATTGCCAGTCTCTTCTGACCAGGCTATGGCCTGCTCCAAAGCACGGGACAAGGCATCCGTGGCCGACTCCTGCCGGATGTACACAGAGAGATACTCGCCATACACAATGTCTCGGCACCAATGGTCTATTTTTTTATTATTTTTTAACAACCAGTCTATGAACCGAGAAATATTGATTGCTCGTATGCTGACGCAATATCGACCAAATTTTACAAATGCCCGATAGTAAGGACTGGCTGCAAAGTCATCAAACGTCTTGAGTCGTGCAGATCCTTGCATGGTCTCATAGAATCGCAGATAACTCTGCAGTCCTAACTGCACGCCTACTTCCTCACGCTCTTGATAACGACGCTTGGGTTCGCATAGGTGCACGGCCAGGCTGGTCTCTCGACGAAAATTCTTTTGACAGTATTGGCAAATAAACTGTTCAGTCTGACTGTCCATGGTCACGCAGATACTGTTGTAACTCTTGTTTGGTTGTCAATACCGACATGGTTTCTATGTCGGCAATCTTCATGTTGGGATACAATTGCATCAGTTGTTTTTTTACATTGTTAGACACTCCATCTTTTTTCTTAGGAGCAATCCACGGGTGCATGTGTGTGCCCAGTCCTGGAGATACCGAGGTGGCCATCAACCACTGCAATTTAGGGTGCCTATTTACAGCAAAGAAATGTTTATTGAGCTGTTCATTTGCAGCTCTAACATAGAACTCTTGCAGTTTTCGCGATCCTTGTACGCTAGATCCCCAACGCAAAATGAGATAATTTGAAAATTTCTTTCGCTCTTCATCGGTAAGTTCATCATAAAATTCACGATTCTTACGATCAAACTGTGTCATCTCATTTTGTATTGACAACTTATTCATTACCATGCCTTGCTGTAATCAACTATCTCACAATTGCGGCTGATGTCTTTGACAAAATAAACACAATCAGGTTTTGGATCATTGTTGAGAGGTATGCACAGCATCTGTCCATTCTTGAGTTTGGGCGCGTACCACGTAACATCATGATACACGTCAACAATCTCTATGTCAAGAAAACTGGGCTTAAAACTGCTCAAAGGATTGAACTCGAATGCTTTGAATCCTCGATCATTGATCGATGTCAAAGGCAGCATTTCTAAGTCACCGAGGTCTGGTTCCCCGATCAAAATCTGCCAGTCAATGGGCATTTTAACACGATACTGTCCTATTTGCAGCACCAAAGCAGGCGAATTGAAGCTCTCTAGGAAGATTAAAGGTATGTAATGATAGTCAGGGTCACTGGGATCTGAGTTATCCAAGATAGCAAACCTCATATCACCCACTTCCTCAGGCAGTGTGTCTAGATCATAGGTTGTGTTGTCCAATGTTAGTATTTTCATATTACGAATTATATATTTAGACTGTGTATCCCACAACCAAGTTTTACTCCATAATCACCAAATTGCAAAATTTGATAGTCGTTGATTATCAGTCCTATTAGGTGGTCATCCACTCAAGTTTTTCATGTGTGAAAGGATAACGGGCTTCTTTGTAGTATGTTTTGCGTTTGGTCAAGTGCCTTTTGGAGAACCGGCAGGTGGAGGTGATGTCCCAAATTTGAACATAGTCCTTGTCTTCTGCTTTTCTAATACCACGCCCAATGCTCTGTATAACCCTAATAAAGCTTTTTCCGGGCTCCACAAGCACCAAATTAAAAATCCTAGGAATATTAATACCAACAGCGGCAACCCCATAAGTAGCAACAATAATTTTATCGGTAGCCTCAGCCACTTCGTCATATTCATCTTGTCTGTCCTTTGCTTTTGTGGCCCCGGACACAAACACTGCCCGTTGGTCCAATCTCTTTACTAACTCCTGTCCGGCTGTGATACGATCTACCAACACAAGAGTATTGCCTGTTTCATTGACCTTTTGTATAAGGCTGGCTATGGTATCAAGCCGGCCTGACTCCTCCAGTAAATATTTTAGTTCGCTTTGGTAATTATTATATTCCGCATGATCTACCAATTGCACTATGTTGACATGGCACTGCGCCAAGACACCGCGATCCTGCAGTTCGGCAGCAGCCAAGCGGGATATTACTTGACCTAGACTTACCAACAAGGCTTGGCTTTCAAATTTCTCTTTGGGTATGGTACCAGTTAATCCCCAGCGAATCGGCACTGCCGCCATGACCCCTGTAAGCAAAGTTTTTAGCGCGTCAGCTTTGGCCATGTGTACTTCGTCGACTATAACGCACACTACTCCTTGCAAGAACTCACCAATGGTAATATCTGCTGATTGATTTTTTGTATTCTTCAACAACACATTGAGACTTTGCCAAGTGCATATGGTGTGTTGGCGACCAAATTCTTTTTTGTCTCCAAAGAACACACCTACGTCTAGTCCCAAATTGATATAGTCACACTCGGTCTGTGTTACAAGACTTTTGTTAGGTACTATCACAATGCTACGACCATAAGGTGTCACTGCATGGCTCAGTGCGGCAGTTACGATTGTTTTACCGGCACCCGTGGCCACTTCCTGCAAACACTGTAGGTTGGACAAGAAGTTATTGACTATATGCACTTGATAGTCGCGCAACATGATAGGCTCGCCGGCCTGGGGATGGCTCTTGGGCCAGGTATAGTTGGCAAAGGTATTTTCTTGTACTGGCGTAAACTCAAACGTGGTACGATATTCACGCTGATCATCAAGGTCAATGTCGTAATTGTATTCTTCCAACACAGGAATAATCTCGGGCAATAGGTTCACATAAGTAGATCCTCCCAATTGGAAGAAACTGACCTTGCCATCCCAGCGGCCCAGTCGCACAGCAGGCAGATATCTTGCGTAAGGTACGTCGTATTTGAATTTGTTTACCAAGGCACGCCTGGCGTCAAGCTCCAGGCCTTCGATCTTGACGTTGACTTCATCGTGGATGATTAATCGAGCCTGTCTCATAAAAACGCTGCCATTTCAGGAAAAGTTTTAGCAAAATCAGTTTTGCGATACTGGTCATGCCAGACCACACTGTGGCGGAAACGTTGAAAGTGCTGGCTATCGTCGGTGTTGTTGATCAAGTTGGCCCAGGTCTGTGCATCCTGATCGCCACTTTGTAATTTATCAACTATGTATTTTTTAGCCGCAGATGACCATACACTGGGACGCATGTGTTCAGGATCATGTACACGACCCAACCAAGGTCGTGGCAAGGTCATGGATTCACACCACGATAAAAATTCTGCAACATAGGCAATATTGTATGCGCTCACAGTATGGCTAACGCTGAGACGAAGATTGGTTCTCGATGCTTGTTCTGACTGATACCTTTGGATATTACCAACCACCTGATCCCAGTTGGCAGGAAATCGGATGTATTCAAATTGTGCTCCTATGCCGTCGATACTTAGTTGCATGTCAATTTCTTGAAAGTGTTGCCAAAGATCCCACCAGGTCTGATCCGGCCATACAGTAGCATTGGTGGTATAATGCAGACATATCTCATGGGCTCGTCCTTGATCTATGAATCGCTGTAATAGTTCTTGCTGTTGCGGCACTCCTGACAACAGAGGCTCACCTCCTGGAATATCCAGGTGTATGATCGAGGGAGCATGATCAACAAACTCAGCAACAAAATCCTGTTTGTAAAAATGATTTGGTCTGATGTCTTGACCATGTAGGGCATGATACTCACGTTGCCACCTACTGCTGGACACAGGATTGCAGGTAATGCAGGTCAGATTGCATGTGTTACCAAAAGCCACGCTGGCAGTAAGATAGCCACGTTGATCTTTGTTGTATTTTTCGTAATGGTGCTGCCAACGATCGTGATCTAATTGACGTTTACTCAGCACACCATTTTCTTCTTCGATTTTACAACGTTCGCACCCTTGAGGCCAACGATCTTTTTGGAAATCTTCCCGTACAGTGGCCAAGGTACGGCTTTGTTCATACGCCAATATTCCTTGTTCGTTAATGTTAAGTGCAGGGTCAGGATAATGGCCATGACGGAATTTACAGCAAGGACTGATAGTGCCTTGTGGGCTGATGTCAAGATTCGACCAGGGAGCGAAACAGAATGGCATATTGGGAAGTGATAGATATTTATAAGCATAGCACGACCCAATCATGAAGTCAAAAAAACAGGTGCCGTTTTACGGGCACCTGTGTAAAAGTTGGAATGTCTAGGAGCTAGACTAAGGATGACAATCCAACGATACTGTCAGTGTTTCATGACAGTATTTTGGGCCAGTGCTCG